CTGCAGCGCCGTATGTCGCAAATTGACCTCCATACATTGCAGCGCGACCTATTGCAGACCCTAAGCCCCCACCCGGAAGCAATCCACCCGCTCTAGCTCCTGCGGCGTAGCCAAAACCAGCACGTTGAGTGCCTAATTGCTCAGCAGCAGCGGATCTTGAAACAGTAACGCCAGCAGCAGCATCTGTCCTACCAGCTCTAAAGCCACCCAAAACTGGCCCGGCAAGAAGTTTAGTAAGGCTAAATGCTTGTAGCGCCAATAAAACTTTTGATAAAGCTGTAAATGCAATTACAAGAGTTCCGACCTGCTGCACTATTCGACTGCTAATTATGTTATTGATTGCTTTTGCAGCCACGTTTGCCGCATCAACAATTTTTTCTAAAATACCAAGAAAAGGAGTTCCTGCTGCGGCTACAGTTTGAGACATTGTTTCGCCCAACATAGTAACAGAATCGTTAACTCCACCCAAAGCTTCTTTTGCCGCTTCAGTTGTTGAATTGTTTCCATAACTTGATGCAGCCGTGTCAATCATGCCGCGAACATCTGATTTACCTAACGCAGAAATAGCCTTAAAACTGTTAACGCCTTCAAAACCAAGCGCATCCAGTGTGCGAATTGCATCAGGACCTTGCTTTTTAATAGCCTCAGAAAAACGAATAATTGCTTCAGTTGGATCGGCTTCAAACAAAGACTTAAGACTATCTGTTGTCATGCCAAGAGCAGCAGCATACTCTTTAATTTCAGGAGATCCTGTGCGAATTGATTTATTCATGTCAAGCATGATTTTGTTAACTGCGTTGCCTGCTCGGTAACCATCTTCACCAAGAGTAGACATAGCAGTTGAAAGACCAATAACAGAAGTTTGATTTAGCCCTACAACCGAGGCAATAGGCGCAATACCTTTAGAAAAAGCCACAACAGCGCTAGCAGAAGCACCAAACTTTGCAGTTGTGCTAGTTAATGAATCGTTAAAAGATTCAATCTGAGATGTTGAACTGCCAAAAGTTCTAGAGATTTGGATCATATCTTCAGCGATACTAGGGTTAAATTCACTTGTTGCTGCCTGAAGATTTATAAAAGCTTTGCCAAGTTTTTCAATTTCTTTAGTACTTGTAACACCTGTTTTTTGTAATTGGCGAGTAGTTTCAACTGCCTTGTCCATGCCAATAGGAAAATCCTTAGCAAACTTCATTGTTACTTTAGATAAGTTTTCGTATTGCTTGCCTGTAATTTTGGCAGTTGCTTCAATGCCAGAAAGTTTTTGCTGGTAAGCAGCGGCTTGAGCAGCAGCAGTCTTATTAGCGCCAGTCACGCTAGAGGTAGAAGTTACTAGTTTTACCGTAATTGTATTTAATTTAGCAATAGAACCAAGAACGCCATCGGCGCCAGCGGTAAATTGCCCAAGGCTAGCAATTGCTTGGTTTAGTGACTGTGTAAAAGGCGCAACATTGGCATTAAAGTCAATATTGACTTCTTCATTGGCCACGCCTTACTCCTTCAAACCAGGTGCCCTTTTTGGTTGATTCTTCATTTTTTCGACATGAAGTTTAGGCACTAATGTAATTGTAGAGCCTGGAAGGGAATCAGACCCTTCTCTTGAGATTTCCTTTGTGTAACAACCCCAACACTGTTTTTGTGCAGGCTCGTAAGCAAAGCGATCTTCTTCCCATTCCCAATCAGCAGTGCCACACATTTGACACTTAGCGCTGCTTTCTAACAAATACGCAGTTAATTTGGCACGATCTTCATCGTCCCAATCAAGCAAAGCCGAATGAGGTAAGCCGTGTTCCGAAGCCCACGACACTTCCATGTAGAAAGTAGGGTCGTACCTCAGCCGGCGTCGTTGAAAGGGACATCAAGGCCTTTGGAGTTAACCTCAATGCAGCCAATAAACAGTTCAGTAAGTTCCCCGCGCGACCATTCATTAGACTCCCAAATTTGGGTAGCCTGCTCTACGTTTAGCGAAGGGGTTACTGAGCAAGCCGAAATCAATGCAGGAGCAAAGGTTTCGATGTTATAGGCGTTGCCCTCTTTTTTCTGCTCGTTAGTTGGCGGATGTGCCGCGAGCATATCATCGTAAGCCTTAGAGCCGATAGCCTTTAAGGTTACGATGAATTCGTTAGTGGTTTTGCCACTAGCCGAAGGTGTGTTAATTACAAGTTCTTTGGTGCGGGCTGGCTTCTTTAATAGATCTTCCAGCGTTGCTGCTTTACGTGCCATTATGTATTTTCTCCGTCTGGTCTGTTTAAGCTTGCGCTTATTACGGGGCGTGGGTGCCGACATTTATTGATTGTATAGGAGGCGCCCCCGTAGGAGCGCCCCCGACACATTTAGTGATTAGCTAGTTGTTGCAGACTTTGCAGCAGTTTGTGTGCCAGTTCCGGAACCGTTAACTGCAGCTACCTTGAAGTAGTATGTAGTTGCGGTTGTTAGGGACGAAACGGTAGCAGTTGTGCCAGCCTTGACAATGCCAGATGTAACGTTGGTGTATGTTCCACCAAGAGTTGAACTCTGGTAAACATTGTACGAAGTTACGGCACTGCCAACAGGAGCATCCCAGTCAAGAACAATAGATGAACTTGATGCAGCAGTTGCAACTAGGTTAGTTGGAACGCCTGGTACGCCTGAACCTGCGGTAACAGTTACTGCTTCTGTTGGCTCACTAGGTACGGAACCTGTAACAGTAAATGTCTGAACAGTGTTGTTTGACATTGCTGCTGAAGTGCGAGAAACAATAGTTACTGGCCAAACTTCAACAATGTCATCAGCAATTGGCTTGTTACCTGTGCCTGCGCCACCGTAACGAGAAACTAGGAAATATCCAGTTGTTCCACGAGTTAGTGTTTCCCAAGCTGTGTCTGAAGTGTCATCACGATAGAAGTCAGCAGTAAAGGTAGCAGTTGATGTGCCAATGATACTTGTTTCAAAAAGTGAATCAAGCGCAGGAGTTGGAACAACGTTGCCCTGCGAAGATGCATTTAGAGAAATTACAAAACCAGTTAGGTTAGTTGCGCCGTCAACCAAGTTTGTCGTGACAGTATGAGAGCCGCCAGATCCGCCTGGAGCGGTAGTTGTGAATGCAATAAACGAATTGTCATTCGGAATAATTCTTGCCATAGTCGTCGGCCTCCTAAGCCAATCGCGCGATTAATTACCGGTACTTCTGATGTTACTAAACAAAATCACTAAATATGCACGCGAGAACAAATTAATGAAAATGTATCAAAAACCTGCCAGTATGGTGGATTGACAGTATCAATACGAGTTACAGCGCCAAGATTTTCCCAGTCAACGTTAATTACCTTGTATGGCAACGCCTGAGAACCAAAAATAGTTTTATTCATTTCGTCAATAGATTCACGCGCTTTTTGCGCAATCCAATCAACTTGTTTGCGAGAACCACCAAAACAGCGTGTATTCCATGTCACGTGCCAATCAACCTTGTTAGTAAAGTCTTCAATGACTACACGTGCACCTTGCGAAACAACCACAATATATGGAACAAAAATGCCTTGATTAGGTTGTCCACTAGCCCAACCTCCACCATCAGGAGCAACTCCATCGCCAACAAGTTGTCCAGAACTAGAAGAAACTTTAGATATCAAGGCATCGGTAAGCAAACCGTGGTTAATCATTTAACAATCCTTTGCAAAACATCTTGAGAAACATTTTTAATTTCAGCCTTAATATTATCTTGAATTTTTTTGCTTAAATCACGAGATAATTTGGGATTAACCTTAGAGCCTATAACGGGTCTAAAAACAACCTTAGAGCCTTTTTCAGTAGGCATTGTGTACCCAGACATATTAGGGGCTAAAATGGCTGAAATAGCCCTCTGTGAGCCTTGAATAGCCTGTTCTCTAGCAATTTTAGGCGCGTTGCGCTGCATGCCAATAAATTTACGTTTTAATTCCTCTGGTGTCATACATACCACTCATTAGGAATGTTAGGGTCTTTATTCCAACCTTCCCATCTTTGTGCGCCAGTAACCGACATAGTGCGAGCAGATTCAAATTGACCGGCAGCTTGCACATCCATTACACGAAACACTCGATCAATCATTAAAGCATCGTGATGATCAGTAACCGTGACTAAATCATTAACCTGAGGCATTGTAGGGTTGCCGTCAGCTTTAACCAAAGGAATAGACACTTGTGAGCTAGAAAAATATTGAGGTTCTTCACCAAAAGAATACTGAACTGGACCACTAACAGTTGTAACTCTAGCTTTTCCTGTATAAACAGTTAAGTAAGTTGTAGCGCTAATTTGACCTGTATTTGAAACAGAACTTGGAGCATTTGGGCGCGTAATAGTAACTTCTGCATTCATATTCATTTCGGCATATTTTTGAGCATATTTACGCACTAAAGACGTATTAATTTTGTACATTTTTAGCCCCAGACGACAGGTTCATTCTGAACGTCAGAATTCCACCAATCAACTGCACGACCTGGATGATAATCGCCATAATTTTGTCTACCTGCAAGGTAGTTATCGTTAAAGCCAACACCAAATACAAGTGAAGGAATAGATGGATCCCATCTCATGTCCATAATGCTAATAGCAGTTATTGGATCAAAGTTGCCGTAAAGCGCCTTGTACTGATCGCGAAGTGAAGCAGCCAAATCGTTGTAGCGCTGTTGTAGATCACCAATTTGTACAGAAACACCATCAGCAGACACGCTTACTTCACGAGCAAACTTAGCTGCAATGTTTTCCGCAGCAACTGCAGCGATGTATAAAGGAGCACCGTAAGTATCAGTCCATTGAGTTAAAAGAAAGTCAATTTCTTCGTTAGTCAACAATTGAAAATTAGTGTCGGTATCCCCAACATAAAAGCGTACTTGATCGCGATTAGATGATGCAGGATTGCCAGAATAAGACCAACTCATAAAGTTAATCCTACTTTCAAATACAGTAAATTACTTTACTGATTAATCGTCATTATCTGTACGACGAGCAACAAGATTTTTCATTTTGGCTTTTGTTCGATCAGAAGCGGCTTTACGTCGCTTAGCGCCATCGCGCATTTTTTCTTTATTGCCAGTGAAAAGTCCAGCGTACATATCTTTGCGCGCCTTGTTGTATTCCATAAAGTCGCTTTTGTTTACATGATCAGAATCATCTTCAACAATAATTGCGTCAGCAATAGCTTCAAAATTACGCATAGCCTTGCTAACAATAAAAGACTTTTCTACAGACATACGGGCATTCTTACAGGTCTTGCAGTTGCAATCGCAACCCTTTGCTGGCTTGCCTGGCTTGCATCCACATCCACATGAAGCGCACATAATCTATACTTCCTTAATCATTCTGGCACGTACACGCGATTCCACTCGAAGCCACGTATGAGCGTCAGGAACAATGTCCCCAACTTGGTAGTCCACTCCGTTAGAAGTTAGTTTCTTTAGCGCCACATATTGTGGTACTGCAGATTCAACTACTACAGGAGCAACAGTCTTTTTTGCTGGCGCTTTCTTAGCCGCCGTTTTCTTTGCCGGTGTTTGAGTCATAGGACTATCTTATGCGGAAGTTGTGCCGTTCGTTGGACCAGCAATTGCGCCGTCCCCAACAGCCGTTACAGCGCGGATACGCACAGCGTAAGTAGTAGAAGCGGTTAAGCCAGTAATAACAAGTGGTGTAGTAATGTCAGCAGGTGAGAATGCTGTGTAAGCACCACTGTTAAGTGAGTACTTGTAGTTAGTAATAGGTTCTCCACCATTAGCGCCGGCAGTAAAGGCAACGTTAAGTGATGTAGAACTAGCAGCAGTAATACCAGTAATGGTTGGTGCGCTAGCAGTAGTTGCTGGAGTGGCTGTAACAATAGCTGAGTATGGGCTAGTGCCAGCGGAGTTAACCGCAGCAACACGGAAGTCGTAAGAGGTACCGTTTGTTAAACCAGTAACGGTAGCAGATGCTGTAGTTGAAGTACCATCAGCAAAGGTAGTCCATGATGAACCAGCGCTTGTCTTGTATTGGACAACGTAGTCTGAAACACCTGCTTCTGGACCAGTAACAGCAGACCATGCCAATGCAACCTGTGTGCTGCTACGAGTAGCAACAAGATTTTCAGGAGCGTCATTTACAGAAGTAGTCAAAAACTTGTTTAAGGCATTTGGGCTAATGTAAGTAGGCGTAGGGGTAGATAGCTTTGTGCGACGGGCGCTGGGATCCAGATTAGGAATCACCAGACGCCGCGCCACATAAGCTTGCAGGTTCCTACCCAACAGTTGAATTTCGTTAGGACCAATGGTGTCGCCCTTAGCAAAGGACTCACCCATCAGGGTAAACGGACGACCAACTGTGAAAGAGGTAGGAATGCGATACATGATTAAGCAACCACGTCTGCTAGGTAGACACCCAAATCAGGAGCAACAACCTTCATATCGTAGGTCATTTCTGCTTCAATGCGGTCAGATGCAGTGTGTTCCATGCGGAAACGCTTAATCTTGATGCCTTCAGAGTTGCCACCAAGGTAACCATTCCATGTGAAGGTGTAACCAGCAGATGGAGTCATTAGCGAAGGTGTAGATGGTGCGTAAAGCAACAATGCAGACTTAGCGTTGTTGATGAACTCGTAAGAAGCAGCAGCATCCTGTGCACCAGCGTCTGGCTTTTGTGGACCAGTAGCCTTTGATGCGTAAGATGTGTAGATTTCGCCAACACCAAACATTGTTGCAATCAAGTCTTCAGTCACGATACCGCGCTGAGTGTACTTGATACGGTCAATGATGTCTGGGTGATTCTTAAGAGCCTTCATTACTTCAGCGCCAAGAACCATGATGTTAGGTGCAAAACCAGTGCTCTTGCGGAAGTTAATGACATACTGAGAAATCTGGCCAATTGGGTCAGAAGCAGCATCGCTCCACTTAGTGAAATCTGAGTCACCGTCGTAGTTAGTGTCCCAAACTCCAGTTGTGAAGTAGGTGCTAGCCCAGTCGATGTCGCGCTTCAAAAGAAGTTGGTTAGTTACAAACTCAGTTGAGTCGCGATCGAGTAGGAAGTTGCTATCAGCGTTTGCACGTAGCTGATCGTCAATGTCCTTGTGTACACCGTATACGTGCGCGAAGTACGAATCGGTGTCTACGTTCCAACCAACACCAGGGGTCTCGGTTGAAGGGGCACGACGAGTAACGTCAGTACGACGCCAATCGCTCTTACTGTACTTCCAGTAAAGGTCTGACTGCTTCTTAACAGGTACCTTTGGGAAGACTTTATCAGCAATGTATGAATCGGCTGACTGCATGTATGCGACGCTAACGTTAGTTAGCGGCACATTTACGTGCAGGTCGGATTGTGATGGGGCAGGCATTATTTAGTCTCCTCTTAGTTGCCCAGAAGTACCGGGATTAGTTCGCCCGCGGTGGACGAAGCGGCGAGTGCAGTTCCACAAACAACCTTTGGAGTTGTTGTGTATGATGCGTCAACAGTGAACTTAACTGCAGCACCTGCAGAGTCAGCAACAATTCTGTCACCAGCAGCAATGTTGGTGCTTGAAACACCTGCGCCAGTAACAACAAATGAGACACCAAAGATACCAACAGTTGCAGCAGCACCTGTGTTCTGTGGCTTGTTCTGTAGTACACCAATAACGCGGTCAGTTGCAGCAGTTGCTAGACCAGCAGTCTTAGCGCCTGTTACCTTGACAAAGCAGTACTGCTTGCCATTATTTGGATCAGCAGATCCTGGAAGACCAGGAACGCCTGTGTAAATTCCAATGCTGCTGTCTGCAGCAAGGGAAATGCTTTTTAAGCCCTCTTCAAACGCCATGAGTTTATCGTCCGTTCTCTGCTAGGTAGGCGTCATACGCCGATGGATTTGCTTCAAACATAGCTGTGAAAGCTTGTTCGTAGGTTGCATCTGACTTGCCAACAAATTCGGAAGCTAATCCGTTTACTGTGTCAAGTACAGAATTATTTGAGGATTCACCAACATAGCCAATTTCGTTGTACAACGAATCGCCAATGCTTGAGAATAGTTCGTCAAGAAGATCTAACTCTTCTTCGGTAAGTGCCTCAGCGATGCTTTTTAGAATCGGTCCAAAAACTTCTGCGGAAACAGGAAGATTGTATTCAGCAGCTTTTGAGATGAATGCATCGGTGACGCGAGCGTCTTCGATTGCAGCAGCATACTCTAGTGCTTCTACGGCCTGTGCCTTAGCAATTTCGACTTCATCCATTGCTTTTGCAATGATTGCTTCGCGATCATATTCAGTGACCGCCTTGCTGAGCTCTTCAAGGATTGAATCGCCTAGGCTCATCTTGTCCTGCTTTCCGACCGATCCGGCCATGTAACCGCCAGCACCTATACCAGCGCCAGCACCGGCAAGAGCTTTGCCGGGATTCTTTTTTGCCCATTCGCCAGCCTTGGACTGCTTAAGCATGCCCATCTTATCCTGAGCGGCAAACTTGGCTTTAAATGCATTACGTGCAAAAGGATTCATTGCTTTTTCAACGTCATCATCTTCTGCATCTTCTGCATTATTTTCAAAATCTTCATTTTCATCTTCAACAAAAACGTATTCGTTACCTTCGTTGTCAAAAACAACATCGCCATTTTCCAAAGCATCGGTATCTACTGCTACGCCATCTGCGTCGTAAACTTCCACGGCTTCATCAGCCATAGATTCCTCCTCATTAACGCCCGTGTCATTTTTGGCAAAGGCAATAAGACCGTGCTGATTAGCCGGCCGATCTACTACTGAAACTTCATCGATTTCAATATCGAATAGTTTTTTAATGTTTCGATTCATGGTATTTCAATCTTCTTAGAATTTTTGTTAGTTTGCACCACTGTTAAGAAAAAATTTTTTAAGTCCATGGTTGATTCCTTACGTCTACTCCACGCTTGTATGCTCCAGCGCCCAAAACACCTGACGCTAATGCGCCAAGGCTTAGCAATGCGCCCTTTTTGCCTTTTGGCTTAATAACCCTAGCACCTTCGCGGGCAAGTTGGCCGCGAGCCTTGTCACCTAGGTAGACCGCGCCAAGAGCGCCTCCTGCAGAATACATGCCAATACGGCGTTGGCGATCTGCTTCAGGATCAAAACGGCGCTGCGCCTTGTCAACAAGACTCTTGCCGTGACCGCTTAATCGAACAGCGCCTTCAGCCTTACTAATCATTGACATGTCATTTTTCTTGACTTCTCTAAATAAGACTCTATTTGTCACAAGATCTCCTCCAAGATTTGCTGCCTGTAAACCTACTGCTCCGCCTGCTCCAGCTAAGATTAAACGTTTTTGAGCAGCAGAAGACAACTTAAGTTTGCCAGCCATACGGGATGTTACTGGACCAGCATTTTTTGCTGATGGATTTTTGAATGCTTTGTTTTTAGAAGCAGCAGCTAATGCTGCGCCACCAGCAGTGATACCCAAGACATTAGAAGCAAGGCCAACAGAAGCCTGTCGCTTCTGATAGCGTTTTTCCTCTGCGGTTAAGCGTTGGCTCATTGCGCGCTTCCTCTTCCAATTGGGCTATAAATCATTCTACGCGAATCAAAGAACTGGGCATTGTTCGTGCCTAATTTTTTAGCTTGACGGCGAGATAATTTTTGGCCGTATCCAGCAGCATTAGCACGAGCCATCAAAATACCAGCAGATAAACTTTCTACTGGAGAAATAGGGTTTCGCCTTATTGGGTAGTAACTTTCGCGCCATTCTCTAATGTTTTCTGGTAAATAAGGGTATTCCCTAATGTTTGTACCTTTGGAAACATTAGATTTTTCTTTTTGTCGTGAAGCATTTGCTGCGGCAATGCCAGCAATGCTAGCAATACCTGCTGTGGCTGCAGCACCAGAAGGTCCCGCGTGCGTACGCGCTAGCACTCTTTTCATGCGTCCTCCCGGAAGATTTGTTGGGTAAGTTTTAAAGTAATTGCGCCATTCTTTTGATCCAGCAACTGGAGTTCCCTTTGGCAAATTTGATTTCTTTTTATGCTCATTAAGAATTGCTCTGCCTTCTGCGCCAGTCTTTTTTCTTTTAGATGTACGCCCAGCATATTCTTCGGATAATTGTCGTTCTAAACGACGCTCAATAGGCTTTAAAGAGTACCCAGCGCCTTGATAAGCAACACCAGCAGTACCAGCCGCAGCAAGACCTAAATCAACATCTTTGCGTTTAACATCAGATTTATTAACAGAATAACGAGATCCAATGACAGTAGCCGGAACAGCAACTGCTAAAGAGCCACGCATAAACTTGCCACGAGTAGCAGGGGTCCAAGGCACGTTTTTGCGTTTTTCGCCCAGTTCAACAATACGTGCGCCCTTGCGCTTTCCAGCCATGCGGTTTTCGTACTGTCTTTCAATTTTTCGCTTAGGGCTATGTTCGCCTTTAGCAGGTGCTTTAATTTTATCTACAGGTTTACCCGTAGCGTCTAAGCCAAACTTTCCATTTTTAAGTTCAGAAAGTTTGCGGTCAATGTTGCGTTGATACATTTCATTTCGCTTGTTAGCGATACGATTTGTATTTACTGCAGCAATACCAGCCCCCGCACCCACAGCAAGGGATGCGTTGGCGGCGCGCTTAGACTGATCGGCCATAACTTACGAAATGGTTTCTTTACGTTTTCCTCGGCCGTGAATTGAAAAGCCAGTAACTTCGCCCTTTTTAACTTTTTCCCAAGCTTCGTCATCGTGGATTTTATAGCCAACCCACCAGCCAACAGGTGTATCTTCAGGAAGATTCATCTTTTCAATCTTCTCTGGAGTCATAACAAAAGACTCAATCATGTCGCCAGCGTGGAATGGCTGATCGCCATCTCGCTTATGCTGGTGGCCACCCTTACGTGACTTTAATACATAGTCGTAAGCAGCCTTTTCAATTTCTTCAGGTGAAATCCAATCACCTTGTCTGTCAACAATAGGCTGTCCGTCAATCTCAACAATTGATGCCCATCCAAAAACCTGTCGCTTGTCTTCATCAGACTTAGCAAATTCGCCAGACCAAGTTACATCAAAGCCATCTTCGTCTGATTTTTCAACGCCAGCCATTGTATTGTCAACTGTTTTTTTAGGAGAGCGCATTACAAAACTACCGCGCTTAGCCTTTTTTGGCTTTTCGTGGGTAGTCATGTCCGGTGAAGATGGGGACATCTTTGAAATGCCATCCTTGGTATACATGAATTCCCAGATATCTTCGGCATGCACTGCATCGCCAAATAACGTTTTACACAATTCTGTAAAACCTGGATCTATTTCGTGCAATGCTTTAACAACTCGTAGGGAATCCACAGAGCCTCCTGAAATCATTTTGTTCCTCCATTATGCCCTCTTTTGATGACGTAAGCATCAACCGCGGGATTACTTGCTCTTTCTTGAAATCCTATTTCATATAGTTCAGATAAGTTTTCATCTTTACGTTTAGCTAATAGGTCTGCTAAACGACTAACATCTTCAAGTTTTTCAATTTTTGCGTCCCCAGATGCAAGTGCTTCAAAGTCGCTTTCTGATCCAATAATAATTTCATAAGGTTCTTCTGGATAAGGTACCCATTGGACTGTATAAAATTCGCCCTGTGGAATGATTTCTAATTGGTAGATTAATCCATCATAAATTGGCTCTTGAGCTGTTTTATTTTTAATCTTAGATAAAGCAGATTCCATTGCATTTGTAGGGCTTGTGTAAACCGCACCCTGCTCAAAAGCAATTGGCTTTGGGCCCTTTTGTTTTTCCTCATAAACATTGGCTGTGTCAAAATCAAGGATTAACGAGGAAATAATTGACGGATCGTTTATGTCTTCGCTGCCAAGCATAGGCGCTAATGGATAATTCTTGCTGTCAGTTAAAACGGAATTTAAGTGATAATCGTTAGTAACGTCACTATCAGGACTATCTGGACTTATTAAAACACCAAATAACTGGTTAAAATCTAAAGGATTATTGCTTTGTACCATTGGGTAAACGCGATTAGCAATCCTATTGCTTGCTCTATTGCTTATCTTTTCATTAACTTTAACTTGCTCTTTTTCAGCAAAAATATTTTTGTCTTGTGAAAAAACATTCTTAACATCAGATAATTTTTGAGAATCTGCTTGTCGTTCTTGTGTACCAATTTCACGCAAACGGTTAACTTGGTTTAATTTATTTAGCTTATCCAGTTTAATTTGCGTTGCATTTTTACCAGCAAAACGTCCTATGTTATCGCGAGGATTTTCTTGATTAAATTCATAAAGTTCGGCGCCAGTAAGATTTTTGCCAAAAGTCCATTTTTCGTAATCGCTTAAATTATCGTGATTTGCTACATAATCTTCGGCAAAATCTCCGTCATTATCAAGCTGCATGTTAGTTGTAGGCAAATTAAAGTCTGTTCGCCCAATTTGAAAAGTGCCTACTGTATCGGTTTCATCTAACCTAAATCGGGCATTTTGGGCAATCTCTTTGCTCTGCAGTATCTTTCCGTGACTTGGATAGTCTTCGCCCGTGTAAGTGATTGGAGTGTAATTAGTTCGCAGTAAAACGTATTCTTCGGTCAATTCTTGAACATTTGGAACAATAACATCAGCAAAATCCTTAAGATCATCTCGCGAATTAGCAAATAATGGCTTGCCTAAGCGACCGGCAACAAAGAACCCATTACCTTCGCGAATTGCCTTTAGGTCTTCTTTATGTAAAGCAATAAACAGCTCGGAAGGAACAATAACTGCTGGAAACGGCCCTGGACCCATAGGTTCGTCTACAGACCCTCCAAAACGCATAAAAGAATCAAGATCGCGCTTTACATTTATGCGATTGCTAATTCTATTAGACGCCCTATTTGATGTTTTTTTATCAGCATTCTTTTCATTTCTGGTAAAAATATTAGTTACTGATGCTGCTTGAGCAAAGATATTTTTAGAATCTTTGGTCTGCTCTGGAGCAACTTGTCTAAGACGCTGAGTACGGTTTAAAGTGTTTAACCTGTTTAATTTATCTAATTTAGACTGATTAACAGCGTTTTTGTTCTTAAATTGCCCGTTTGGGTTTCGTGGATGATCTTCTTCATTAAATTCTCTGTCTTGCTTAGAAATTAGCTCATTATTAATTTGAGATTCACGATTGCCTACAGCAGAGGCGTAATCCATCAATGCTCTATCTGCGTAATCTGCTCTGACAATTGGGCTAACGGAAGCAGATTTCATAACATTTGCGTAGCGCCCTAGTCTTTCAATTGGCACGCCATGGACTTCAGAGGCTCTTTCAACGGCATTTGGCCAAGCCATACCGGTTGCAGTCCATGTAGTAAGTAGCCGTTCAGTTGCCTCAGAAGCACGTTTATGGATGTCTTCTGCAAGCAGTTGACCATAACGATCAGATGAGCTACCCATAATTGGACGAGTTGCGTTGCTTAACGCTTTGGCTATAGGTGCCAAATCAAGCCCGTCAAGAGCCTCACGCACGACTTTTTGGTCTACTAGTGTCTGAGTAGCAAGTGGTCTTAAAATGCCCATAGCGAGCCCGTGGTAGCCCAATAAAGCCGTTCCAACGCCATTTACTACATCTGAATCGTCAACTGACTTAAGAACTACCTCAGAACTATCAGGGTTAGCCCACCAACGACTCACTGTTTGACCATCTTCCCTTTTTGCACTTGCACAATGCCAATCTTGCTTGCTGCAACTTTAACATCTTGTGAGGTGAACTCGCTAATAGCCTTATCCGTGGCGTTTTGGCCTGCTAAGCGTGTGGCGCGTGCCTTAATTAGCGCATCGTGAAGGTTACGTACACCACGAGCATTTTCAGGTGGATTTTTCTTTGCTAAAGCCGAAACAACGCTATTTAGAGTCTTTCCTGTCTTAGGATCAGCAACTCGATCTTGATTGCTTTGCATCATAGTGCCAAGAATTTGTGATTGTTCTTTAGCAGAGTAGTCAGGGAAATTAATAGTGCGAGGGAAACGACTAGCAAAACCAGGGTTGATAGATATCAAATTCTGCATTTGCCTTGGGTAGCCAGCAATAATGACAACCGTATCGTCTTTATTCTCTTCCATTAGTTTCATGATTTGATTAGCAGCTCTGCGACCGTATTCGTCATCCGCAAGTGTGTACGCTTCATCAATAAACAAAACGCCACCCTTAGCCTGCTTAAATACTTCAGTAACATTGCTTTCGATCTTATTTGCGTACTCTCCAACCCAAGCACCCTTATCAATAGCCATAAACTTATCCGTAGGTAAAATACCCAAAGCGTTATATAGTTTGGCAACATCAGCAGCAATTGTAGTTTTACCAGTACCTGGATTACCACTAAATACAAGATGATTAGTTGTTTGCTGAACAGGCAAACCTAATTCTTCACGGCGCTTATTGTCAGAAGCAAGATTGACTAAATCTTCAATTTCACCGGCAACCTCTTGCATACCTACCATTGAACGAATCTTGGTAGTAATTTGGTTGACCTTATTTACAGAAGCGGAAGACCCAATTTGCGGCGTTGTTGAACTTGGATTGATAACGGATCGCTCTTGCTCACGACTCGAACCTGTCGGGACAAGCGCCCCGCTAGGTTTTTCTGAACTTTTGGGGCCTCATCACCACCAGCCTTAGGTATTTCAGACAAATAGTTATAAGCAGTTAAGCCAGACCAAGCATTTTGTATGTCTCGTGCGCGAAGCGTCAAACTATCTTCATTAACGGCTTTTATGTTAGATGAAAGAGATTCACCAAGTGCGCGCTTAGCCAAATCATCATCAATTTCTGATTCATATGCCAAGTCCGATAAATCTTCTTGTTTATTTTCTTCTGCAGCAGCTAAGCGCATTGGCTTAACGCCAGACTTTAACTTATTCAATGCATTAACTAATTCACTAGCATTAGTCGCTAAGTCTTTGTTGCTTGGAATTACTGAGCCTGCGCCTAAATCAACAGCAGCGCTGTAAATACTGCTATTTGACTGGAAGTAATTCATAACTTCTGAAGCGTCAGTAAAGTTTTGAACATCTGGCAAAAGTTGTGGAACTGAACCTGTGTGGAATGCTCCATCACTATTAGGTGCTACAAATGGCTCGCTGTAAGAAATCATATCTTTTAGAGAGTTACCAAAATCTGTAACTTGCTTAACTGCATCATCTAAAGAATTAGCACCCAATGGAATAAAGCCAGCGCCAATGTATCCGCTATAAGCGCGGTTAATTGCAGCGCGCACATTTTCAGGATCTGATAGTAATCCTGCAACGCGACTAGGATCTGACTCAAATGCTTTTGTTGCCGCTCCTGGCTTAATATTGTTGTTTATTAAGAAAGCAGTTGCGGTTATATCGTCTTCTTTAACTGTATCCCATTCGGTTGACTCATCCATATTGATGCTAGGTTGGCCCATTGCGCTAACAGTATTAGTTTCAAATTTCTTAAATGCCGTATTAGCCTCTGTCATTTTAGAACGACCAGAGCGCTGAATAACATCTACAAGATTGCTCTTAGGTAGTGGTGCTGAAGTACGAGTTGCAGTTGTCGCTACAGAAGTATCAGTTGCTGCAGTAGTGGCAGTAGTTGGCTCTTCAGTTTCTTCCATTCCAGCCTTTGGCTGAACACCTGCAGTTGTGCGGTATGTGCCTGATTTAACACGTTCAGCGCGTAATCCGCCTGGACGAACATAACCCTTGTCAGTAGAGCCAAGTTTCTGGCGAGCGCCAGCCTGACCGCCTTGGCGTAGGCCTTGTAAGAAACCGCCCTGAGCAGATGTTAAAGGTTGGTATGAAGCAGAACGAATAAAGTATGGGAATTGCTGTTGCAATGTTTGCAATGCTACGTCATAACCCTTTGCATTTAACCGTAGCTGGGAAACGCGCTTAGTTTGTTCTGCACTTACTAGTTCATCAAAAACATCAGAAACTCTACGCTCTAAACGATCTTGTGAATACTTACGCCCTTCAAGTTCAACTTGCTGACGAGCTTGCGCCTCAAGTTCTTGTACTGTGTCATCATCAATGTTTTGACCAGCTAGACGGCGTTGGCTCAATAGGCGTTCTTGAACGGCGCGGAATTCTTGTTCATCATTACCAGCAATTTGACGCGCCTGAGTATCAATCTTTGCTTTTTCAGCAGGAGTAATGTCTTGTACATACAATCCAGAATTTTCAACAGCATCGAGGATCTTGATGTACCGGTCATACATTTGACGTGCTTTATCTGAATTGGCACGTGCGCCTCGGAAATTAGGATCAAACTCAAGTGAGAACACACCAGAGGATGAAACTACCGTTGCCATGCGCGCACCCGTGCGAACAGCGGTATAGATGTCTTCAGATGTTAAGCCGCCCTGTTGACGGGTGCGCACGTATTGTCCACCGCGTAAAGAATTAAGATTCTTTAAGTCAAATGGAAGATAATGGTCATCTGTAAAGCCAACTGATTGAGTAATTACATCACCATCAGTGTCGATAATAACGCCTTGGCTAGGAAGTACCGTGCCAGCCTTTAGCGAAACATCTGCTACGAATGGATCATCTGGAAGTGTGTCAAGTAAGTGACGCGCTGCAACATCAGCACGAACACGCATTGTTAATTCATCTGGTGTGTATGCACCCCCGCGCGTACGCGAGAGAGTGTTCATTTGATTTTCTGCAGAGTTAACCACTACATCTTGTGTACCACTAGCCGCTTCATTAGCAAGTTTTTCAGCAATGTCTCCACGAGGATCGTTTGCTGCAGCAGTTACTGCATTCATGCTTGGGCTATTGAATTGACGAATAAGAGCTAAATCTGGTTCTTTTTCTGTACCACGGTAACGGTAAGCGGCTTGCTGAACATAAGGACCAAGAACCTTTTCTGCTTCCGGACCAAAAGTTCCAACAAAACGAGCCATGTTGCCGTATTGGCTAGTTGGATCTATTTGCTGCATTACAGAGCCACCAGCAGCAACACGATCAAAAAAGCGACCTAAGCGGCTTTGTGATTCGGCTGAGTAGTTTCTATTTAGTGTCTGAGCAAGATTACCTAAGCGCTCATTATCTACCATTGCTACTTGCGCTAATGCTTGCCCGCCAACAACACCAAGAGTGTTATAGGCAGCAACCTTGTTTTGCACATTAGTGTTTGCTCCAGGAGCAGCATCAATTTCAATAGAAACCAAATCGTCTTCTAGGTTCCATCCAGCAATGTCTGGTAGTTTTCCTGCCTTTATGTCTGTGGCAGAAATAACTTTTTGATAAGTAGGGCCGTCTGGTTCTTGAATATTCAAAAGCAAGTCAATGTCTTTACGATTTCCTGCAAAATTAGACAGCATATCGCCAACAATTTTATTTGCCTGCTCCCACTGACCTTGGTTAAGTTTTAAGCGGTCTTTTGCATCTTTATCAAGAGAATCATTGTACTGAGTTTGCTTGTTTTCATCTTGGTAAGTTAACTGACGAGCAGTTGGGCTTAAATCTTTACTTTGGCGCTGCAAAACTTCAACTGGCTTTTCTCGCTTAACACCGCGAGCAAACCTACCGCGCACATCGCGGTTAACAGTACGGCGAACCCTTACACCGTTGTAATCTTGAAAAAATTCATCTTCTATGGCTTTAGAAACAATGTATTGCTCAATTCCACTAAGCCACTTAGCAGTTTGCTGTATATCTTCATCAGGATATGTTCCGTTTACCGTAGACTCAACGTAAGATTTGGCAATAGCGCGTTTTGCAATAGCCGTATTATTTGCGATAAATGTGCCATACAAAGACTCTAGTTCTGGCTGCATTTCCTTAGCCTGATCAGCTAAATACGAGTAAACAACCTCGTTCATTAAAGCAGAAGCACCTTCTGGATCTGATTTAATTGCCTTGGCAAAAACTTCCATAACGGACATGCCTTACTCCTAACCTAAAGATCCACGTACGGCAGTTTGTTTGCCGGAAGTATTACGCCTGATGTATGCACCGCGAATACTAGGCTTTCTAAGGATACCCTTAGGACGAGCCTTTCCCCACTGTGGCGCACGAACAGACATAAAAGACTTTGCTAGATCTACTTGTTCTTTGCTAACACGACCTGTGCCATATTGATTTAAAGAGGCACGTTCTTTAGCCTTGCTTTTAATTCCACCAATAGCGCGATTATACCCTTTGGTAGTTGAAAGTCTATCTGACGCATTGTTTATAGCCAATGCACCACCAAGAACACTTAATGCAGCGCTGCCTTTATTTCCGCGAGTTAAATCTTTAGCGCCGTATGCCAATAGACCGCCACCCAAAGCACCTTCGGCTGCTCCAATAGTTGCTTGCTTATTGCGAGTGGCTTTCATGCGATTGTATGAAGCTTCAGCTTTAGGGCTAATGCGCTCTTTATATTCCCTTAAAAATTTGTCATCGCGCTTTGCAACTTTAGATTCTCTTTTTGCCTCAAGACCTTGTAAGTGAGCAAAGTTAAATGAACCAATTGAACCTGTGCCAATAGCACCAATACCCAAGGTATTTGAAGCTTTTGTGTAGTTTGGCTCTTTAGCAATAATTTTTTGAAGCGACTTGCGAGTCTTTGGTACTTTTCGCGCAACTCCAGCAGCAATTTCTGGTGAACGTAAACCTAGTGCAGTTAGCCCTAAAGCGCCTGAAACTTCAGAAAGTTTACGCGCTCTTTTCTTGCTACTAATAATTTTTTCTTGTTCAGTGGCTTTACTTAAATGCTCACGACCCTTTTTAGTTGCGTCTTCAAAAGTTGCATTTCTAATTACAGGCTTCACAACGTCACCCTTAACATCTAATTTTCTATTCTTTTCTGGTTTAACAATTTGTGAAACACCAATTGCAGCAAGAGGAAGGCCTGTAACTTGCAAAGAGCGAGCACCTAGCTTAGCGCCAACAAGTTTTCCGTGGGTTCTAGTTAATTTACGAGCTTTAGTGGCATCCCATAAGCCAGGCTGGCCAGATCTACGCAACATACGATCAGCGCGATAATTAGCATTAGCACCAATTCCAAGCAAAGTTCCACCCGCAACGGCAGTGCCTATTGCGTTTTGACGGTATTGCTTTTCTGTATCTTTGCTCATTAAGTTTCAATCAGTGCTAGTTGGGTGGTGATGCGTGCAAACGTCTCTTCTACATCAGGTTCGGCAGCAAGCATACTTATAATTATGCCAGCCCTTGCCAAACTCTCTAACGCCATAGGAAAAGACATTCCATCATCTCTTTGATCATTTAGATACAAATTAATTAAGTTAACAGCATCAGCATGGTTATCTTTAGCTAAATGAGCACATGCGCCAGCAACAGTGGACTGAGCACGCAATTCGGCTTTTGGATCCATTACTGCTCCTGTGGTGGCTGACCTTGTTGCTCTGGCATTTGCCCCATCATAGATTGAGTAAGCATTTGCTTTGCTTGAACATACTCGCTGTTTGCCTGCGCAAAACGAGTGGCTTCTGAGCGCAGTTGCATTTGACGCAAGCGCTCTTGTTCATCTTCATCTAACTTAGGCAAGCGCGCCGCATCACGAATAAAGTTCTCAAGTGTTGGATCTGGGAACCAAGTAACGCCAGTTCCAGCCATTGATTGCATAAATGAAGCCAATTGCGAAATATCTGGACTATCAACATCTGATGGAACAATCTTAGGTAGATTTGCAGGCTTCCAGCCATTAGCCAAGAACAAACGCGGGATAGCGTGGCGATTTAATGTATCTGCAATGTTTTCAGCAATGGAGTTTAGTGATGTGCGGAAGATACCGGTCTTATCGGTATGCAAAGAATATGACCCAGTTGCTTGGTGTCCAACCATAATAAAGTCAGCCAACACAGTCATAAGAATGCGTTCTTCATAACGCTTAATAATTCCATCGGTATTAAATGCACGGCCTCCACCGCCACCCATTAACTCAAACGAATAAAGTGGCTGCTTTGTATCTTGGTCATAAGCCATAGGGAATACGATGCCCTCTTGCTCGTCGCGACGCACAGACTTAACCATTCGCTTAAAAGCCTCAACGGTCTTAGCTTGCTCTGATCCTGGTTTAGCGCGCAAGAATTCCGCTGGTAATTTAACAATAGGTAAACCCGCAAGATCGCGCTCAACGCCAACTGCTTCAAACTCTTCAAGGCGCTTCTTCATGTACCAAGGACGGTACGCATTGCGAAGCATTGACATACCTTCAGGGCTGCCTTTGTGATGACGGTAGCGGAATAACAATGAGCGATCCATAGGCAACACAGTTGTCTTGTAATGAGGTGGCGCTAATTGCGTCATGGCAATGCAATCACCTGATTCGTCAAATACCCAGCGCAATAATGTTTCCTGTGCACGAATTGGCATCTTGCGCCAACCAACCATGTTGTCTGTGTATTGCGACTTCTTTGTTGGATCTTTTTCCCATGGGGATACTCTGCGCTTGTACACAATTTCATGCCAAGACCATCCGTAAACAAGGCTTGAAAGTACTTCAGAAATAAAGTCGCCCCAAGTGTGGGACATGTCATCCATGCAAGTTTCTACAAGTTTTGCAGCATCTTTATCTTCTTTAGATTTACCTGCTGGCTCAACGCGCCATTCAACGTTTCGTAGCAATCGGTCAACAGTAAAAATGAGCGCGCCAACAAGGGGATCGTTTTCCGACATTTCCTTGTAAACCTGTACGGCCTTACGACCTCTAAGCTGTGGTAAGAATTCTTCGTCAAGATAGCCACCTGAACGCTTAAGTCCAGTAGCGCCAAGTTCCATAAATGGCGAAGTGCTTTGTATTTCTTTAAGTGCGGCTAAGTCAGTTCCCGTAGCATCAACACCATTTGTAGCACGACTATTTAAAATTACGTCGTCAGCCATTTACATTCCATTCATTCGGCGGTAGCGATCACCCGCGGCCTGTCCTTCAGAAATTGATTTACGACGGCTAATTTGCTGAGTATTGCGTGCTTCCGCGCGATTAGGTCGTCGATACCCAACAGTACCACGCTTGGCTTCAAGGTTAACACCTGCAACGCCTGCACCTAATAATCCAGCAAGAGCAGTTAATTTACCGCCACGGGTAAGCATCTTAGCCTTGCCTGCTCCAGCAGCGTAACGACGCTGTGCAGACTCTGATTCACGACTAGCGCTAGCAAGTTCAGATAAAGCTTTGCTACGAGAACCTTTCATTCCTGTAGGAGCAATTGGTCCACCCGGACGATTTAAGTTTAAATCTGCGCGACCTACACGTGCGTTTGCGCGATTTACATCACCAATTAAACTTTTGCTTTTTTCTCTACCGTAAGCAGCAGTTCCAGCGCCTACACCTGCAGTACCAACGCCTGCAAAAACACCATAAGTATTGCGATCCGTTTTACGACCAGCCTTGCTAGGAGCGCGACCAACTTCGGCTGCGCCACCGTAACGTGATTGAGAAATAGTCATTTATTGACCTTTTTCTTTCATTGATGCGCCCATACCTGCAAGTCCAGCGCCTCCAGCAAGAAGTGCTGCGCCTCTCCATCGCAAATCACGCTGCTTTAATCCAACAACTTTTTTGGCTTTTTTAGCGGTTTTTGCTTGAGATGCAGAAATGTCAGCCCGATTTTGAGCAACCCTAAGATTGTTTTGTGCACGCTTTAATTCAGTGCCACCTCTAAATTTTGTTTTGTTTGCGCCAGCAAAAGTAGCGGCTACCTTGGCATCTGAAAGGCGTTTGGCATTTGATGCGGCATTTCTTTTTGCTTGTGTTGCGGCGGCATCTGTTCTAACAGGCGCTACCCTAGCATCCCCAAACTTCTTAGCTCCAAAAGCAGCGGCGCCTATGCCACCTGCCATTGCAAGAGTAGACGATTTAGGTGGAATTTGGTTGCCAAACTCATCTACTGCCTTATTTACCTTTTTGTAACCTGTATATCCAACAACACCACCAACGCCAGCGGCAGCAGCAGCTTCTGGTGCATAAGAACGAGTTGTTACCTTAACTTTTTGCTTTTTAGGCTTAATTTTTTTAGCGGATGAAGCAACTTGAGCATCCGGCATACGTATCCCTGGCATACCTAAGAAAGTTGCTTGGTTGGATTTAACTGACCTTAGCGGTGTTGATTGTACAAATTCAGGAGTTCTTTTAGGGCGCACGGCTACTTCTTTACTTGCATTGCGCCCACTACGCGGGGCTGCCGGACGAACATTATCGGCAGGCTTAGCAATAGCAGCTAATTTTGACGGACGCAAAGCTATTTCTTTGCCTTCTACGCCCCGCATTGCGCGTTCAGCACGACGTCTCATATCGGCACGAGCGCCAGCAGACCATTCTGTAGTGCTTGACTGAGTAGCCTGAGCAATACGCTTTTGCGATTGCCCTACGCCAGAGCGAACAAGGCTTACAGCACTTTTTTCAACAGGCTCAACAAAAGCCTTACCTACGGCACTAGAACCGCCAAAACGTGATTGAGTCATAGAAAAATCATACCCCTTAGCAACGTAAACACCAGGCGTCTTAAGACGCTTAATTCCAGTCATATTCATGTGGCCGTTAACGCGACCAGTTGTTTTAAGTTTTAGTGGATTGTTTGGCGCAGATGAAGCAACAAGTTTTGACTTAGTAAAAATAATACTTCCTCGAGGCAAGATTCTTTTAACGTCTTTGTAGTCAATTACATCAAAACTATCTTTTACTGTTGGGTTTTTCCCAACAATACGTAGTGGAGTAGTTTGACCAGATAGATGCTTCCACATGCCAGTAACAGGTAATTTACGTGCTTTTGAAACTTTCATAGCAGCGGCTTTTTTCTTTGCATCAGCCTTAGACGATGCACCCCAAGCATTCAAAGACAATAGCAGGCGTGTAGGTTCGCCATTTGGTTTATGCTCTGGTCCAGGCATATTTCCCATACGAGCAAGGAAAGAAGCGCGACGAGGATTATTACCACGCTTTACAGGTGGCTTGAGGTTATGACCCTGCGCCTTAGCAGAAGCGCGACCCTTAGCGTTAAGCCCGCCATTAGGATTCTTGCCCTCACTACGAGTCCACGCAGGTGAGTCGTACTTCTTAACATCTGTATGCGGATTATCTTTATGCCAGTTAGTGGTTGCTTTAACTCCATTTTTTACGCTTTTAACACCAGCCTTTTCAGTTAAGTTAATTTTGTCATAACTACCATTTTGCTTTTTTGTGCCAGCATGATTAACAACTACATCGCCATTTTTTTCTTTATAAACACGATGAAGTTTTCCAGATAATTTAAGTGATGCTTGATCGTCTTTTTTAACACTTTTGGCAGCAGCCATGTTGTCAATAAGATTTGGGTATGGGCGACCTGCAGCCTTGGCTCTAGCTTTAGCAGATGCCTTTTTCTTTTTACTTAAATGATCTTCTGTTTTTGTTGGGTCTGGTTTTTCCCACACAGGAATATCATTTTTGCGCACAGGAAGTTTTTTAATGTTTTTAGTTTTGCTAGCCCATTCTTTAGCCATTTCAGGCTTATTGGCAAACATCCATTTTGCTTGTGATTTAGATTCAAAAGGCATAATTAACCCTTAAACGACTTAAGTTGCCAAGCCCACTTTTCGTGCATATCAATGCGTTCGGCTATGAAATTAGCAATACCTTGCTCATTAGTGCTGTTTGCTACATCAAAAGTAGCATTTAAATTAACTAATACTTTTAAGTTAATGTCCATTAAAGAAGAAATCATAGCGTCTGCTGTCATTGGATTTTGATCTTTAATATCAGTTAATTGCGCAAAAGTTGATAAATGAAAAGGAGCAAGGCCGTCCATCTTACGAATGTTTTCAGCTAATGGATCAATAGCACTATAAACATCTTCATAGATTTCACCAAAAAATTCATGTAATTGTGCAAATTGTGGGCCAACTACATTCCAGTGGTAGCCATGGGCATGTAAATACATCGTAAATGAGTCGGCTAATGATTGCTTTAACGCATCAATTAGTTTGGTGTTCATAAGTTATACCTTATCTAAATTTAGTGCTTAGTCTGAATATGATCGTCAAGTTTCTTTTCTACACGCTCTAAAGCTTTAATTGCATCTGGAAGGCTATTACCGCCATTAGCGTGTGGCTGAATAGTGTAAGTCATAGTGTCAATGTAAGCCTTAATTGGCTTAACAATACCCCATTTAACAACTATTCCAACAAGTATTAAAATAGCTGTTATTGCTGCTGCGTATTGTCCTAATTCAATAATTCCCATTATGGTTGCCACCACTTAAATTGGCGCTGATCAGAATAGCATTTGCCGCCTTTAACTTTAAATTGAGCAATTATTGGATATTTAGTTTTAGATTCCCACCACAAAGATCCTTGCCAGTCACGTGTTGTGTCTTTAGTAAATGACCAAGTATTAGTTCCGGTTGTATCTAAAGTTCCATCAGGATGTAAACGCGCTAAACGAATCTTTACGTATTTTGGTCTTTTTTCACAGTTAATGTGAAGTTGAGCAAAAAACAAAGATCGATTGCCATTTAAATCAAAAGGCTCGCAATAAGCAAAATTTTGCCATTTGCCAGTAACTTGCTGATCTTTTTTAGATTTGCATAAACCTGACTTTTTAGCAGTTTTTACAATGTATGGTTCTGCCGATTGAGCACTAGATATAGAACCCGCAAGAACTATCAAGCCAGCAAGCATTACGCCTGCAGTCTTGCGCATGATTATGAACCAAGGATCTTTGCAGGATCAATATCTTGGCCAGCACTCCAGCGAATATTGTCTCTCATTTCAAAGTGAAGATGGGGACCGGAAGAATTTCCAGTGTTACCTGACTCCGCAATATGCTGATTTTTCTTAACAACATCGCCCGGCTTAACAAGAGCCTTTGATAGATGAGCGTAGATTACCCAGCCACCTTCAACTTTTTGCACCAACTGAGTCCCATAACTGGCCCCCCAGGTAGCGTTTTCAATTTTGCCATCAGCTACTGCAACAATGTCAGTGCCTACTGGACACGCAAAATCTACTCCGGTATGGTAGCCTTTTGACCACATCTTCCCCGGCTTCTTATATGCGCAAGTTACCTTGCCACCTTTAATTGGAAGAGCCATTTGATTTACCTACTTTTCTTCTGGCTTTGCAGCCTGTGACTGAAATGATTCATTTATTTCTGATTCAGACAATTTACCATCATCTAAAAAGTTTCTTGACAAAGTTTCTGCTACAACTGCTACACCCAAAATAGAGGCTAACGCTGCGGCTTTCCACGCTTCAACACCAAGTATTGCGCCAGCACCAATAGTTCCCATTGCTGAAGCAATAATTACTGCAATCATGCGGTAAGTGATGTCTTTTGCTTTTTGTTTTGCGCCCACGCAATACTCCTAAAGTTTAAGAGGCTACTGGTCTACAGCCATAGTGTTATTTCTTAAGGTTACAGTTTGGCAAAGACACTTGCATCTGTCTAAAGCCAAAAAACGCCCACAGTGTCATATCCTTCGCTTACTCTTACGTCTCCAGTTGTGTGACTATCTGCTTCTTTTGGATAAGTAAAGTCAACAAACTTGTTAGATGGGCGTAAATCTTTCTTAACTCCTTCACCAGCAGCAGGAGGTGTCATGCGTTCAGCGGCGTAATGCGCCAGTGCAAATGCAGCTACGTCATCAGATAAGTGAGCATTCCATCTACCAGGATTGTAAACTTCCTCGACAGTTGTGCCCTTATGCGCGTCAAATGCAGGGCTATTACGGGCAAGTCTGTACTTTCCTCGCTCTACTGCAGTGATGTAATTAGTTAGCATTTCAGTTCTTGCTTTACCTGACATAACAAACTTAATTACTCGTTCATCCACAAGGTCATGCACAACGTTACCGATACCCGTAGCATCGTGGGCTGCCATGGCTTGATACTCGCTAACTACACGATTAAAAGCCTCAATCATTTCTGGCCACGGTCGCCTGTTAAATCTGCGGTAATACACAAGAGTTCTAGGTTTAAGGTCTGTTCGGTAAATAGCAATAACAGTTTTGTCTTGTTCTTTTGCCCAGTCAGCCCCTGCAGCATAAGTACCTAACGGCTCAGGTCTAGCAAAAATCCATTCATCATCATTACCTGCGTGTCGCTCGTCAACAATTTCTAGATCAACAAATGTTTGATTTAACTTATCCAAGTCGAATGCTCTTGAGCCACCTGCTGGTTCGCCAAGTTCATATTCAACTCGAAACATTTCTGCTGGCACAGACATGCGCTTACGCTCAATAAAATCTGCATCCATCCAGCCATGTGGCTTTAATTGCTCTCTGTAACACCAAGTACGTACAGGCATGCCCTTTTTCAAAGCCTCATCCATTACAGATGAAAATGTGCCTACAGGATTTTGCCAAGTAGATGAAGCAACAAGCATTTCAGATACAGGGACTCCACGAACGTTTGGCTTAGTCATAGCTTGACCCATAGCAGCGTCATAGATCTTGCGTTCCATTTCGTCAATCTCATCAAGCAATGTCATTTGAGGGTGAGGGCCACGAACTGTCTTTTGTGATGCCGGAAGGGGTCTAATCCAGTTTCCACCAGAAAAAGTAATCTGAGTTTTAATCATGCTTGAAATAGCATGTCTTGGAGCGTGCTTGTATTGAGTTAAAGATTCTACGTGTTCATGAATGTTTTGAGATTGAGCCATAGAGCCACCAAGTAGTGTGACGTTGATTTCTAATAAAGCCGCCTTAGTAAGAGCAAGCAAAGCAAGCATGTATGATTTTCCTGTACCGCGCGAGCCATACCAAAGAACCCAGTTAAATTCATTTCCAAAGTAGGCTTCAGAAAATGCATCAAATGGTGCAATGTGATCAGGGCATACTTGAACGCGGGGAATTTCTACACCCCACAATGCTTTAACTGTCCACCACAATTCATCAGGTGTAGTGGGTGGTCGCCCCAAACTAAATACTGGTGCCGCTTCAATAGTCACAAAAAACAGTATAGTTGCTCCCACTACTGGATTTGAACCAATAACCCCAGAGTTAACAGCTCTGTGCTCTGCCGATTGAGCTAAGCGGGAATGTGAGCAGTTTATAGTCTGAGTATAGTGCTCAGGACTGGCCCCTTTATTTTACCTGCGTGGCTGTAGCAGGTTTTTGGTTTCAGGCACTGCCTTACTACCAAGGTGGAGCAGCAGAGAGTTGAACTCTGGTCCTAGACACTACCTTCGTGAGGTTTTAATGTCTAGTCGAAACCGTCCTGCCCCTGTGCGTACAGTGTACACACACCATACACCAATGATGTGTATAGATTAATCGTCACTATCTCTTAAAGGAAGAGTTAATAGCCACACAACTAATCCACCAACAATGATGTACCCAGTAATCAGCTTGGCTGATCCTGTCAATGTTGCATACGCTATTAGTAAGCCAACAAAGGTATAGGTTTCTCCTGTGATTTCACGTAGGTATTTCTTTATCCACTTAATCATTTGATCCTCCTAACTTGTGCTACTTGTGTCACAATCACTGCTGCAACTACGGTATTTTGTGAAGTTTCACGTTCTTCTTCAGTCATGTCAGCTCCTACGTTTGCTAGCGCCTTAAGTGCTTTGCCAGGATCGCTAAATACTGTGGATAGAAGTTCTGCCGGTGTATCAAAGATCTCAATAGCATCAGCAACCTCAGCAGTAAGCACAACGCCGTTTTCCAAGATAATTAGAGTTTCGGGTGGTAAGTCATCATAATCAAGGCCAGATGCTTCAAAAGCCTCAAAGCTAACTGGTTCCCCAGCAAACTCTTCAAGTAACGCATCCGCCACAAGTTCGCGCTCATCGTCAGTTAGTACGCCATCTGCCATTGCTTCATCTACAATTTCTTGTGTAGCCTCTTCAAGAGATGGCTCAGGCTCTATTACAGGTTCAGGAGATGGTGATTCACTTTGAATAGGTTCAGGTATTGGCGTTGGTTCTTCGTCCAAAGTTTGTTCAACGCTCGCAGTCGGTTCAGACTCTGGAGTCTGTGTTACTACTGGCGTAGGTACAACAACTTCAGGAGTTGGTTCAAGTGATGGTGTTGAAGTATTTGAAGGCTCTGGGGTTGGCTCTACTGTCGGTGTGTCTGATGGCGATGGCTCTGGTGATGGTGGGTCTGTCGGTGTGGGTGTTGTTGTTTCTGTGGGCAGCGACGTCGGCTCCGTAAGAGTTGGCTCTGGCGTAGGTGTTTCACTTGGTGTTGGAGTTTCTGATGGGATTACTGGTGGTTCTGTGAAAGATGATGGAGTTGGAGCTGGTGTTACTTCAACAGGAACTCCACCATCACCAACATCAAAAGCGCCATCAATAGTTACTACTGGTTCTCCAGCTACATAACGAATACCTCGTCTTAAATCAGCCGGAAGCCAACCAAAGGTAGTTACTTCTCCATGCCATGTACCATTTGGGTATTTGTTAATAACCAATCGGATTTGAGTTAAATCTCCTGTTGATTGTGGATATGGACGCAAACTCCATTCAACACATAGTGTATTTTCAGTTGATCCAAAAGATACATAAGCACCTTGTCCAAATGTCACCCAGTCGTAACCTGCAACAGAAACGCTAGGTGTCTGTGGATAACTACTAAAGTTAGCATCTGGCTGTCCAAAGGTTAATGTACCATTGCTAGTAATAAATACGTTGTCGTACTCTGTAGGCCCTAGCTTTAGGCTAAATGGCAAGTTAGCAGGATAAGCAAAATCATCATGTCCGGTATAGGTGTAAGTATTACAAACCACATTGGCGTAAGCATTAGTTGAGAAAAAGGGCAAAGATGCCACTAACAACAACATAAAAAATGCTGCAATTGTACGCATTGATCTAAACGGCATATAAGTCCTAACAAACAAGCCGTTTTACTTAATCCTAATGGATAACTAATTAAGTGTTTTGTTTGTTGCAATAAAAAGCCCGCCACGGGTAGAAAGGAATAACACCCCGTGACGGGCAGCTCTATGTTGGCAGTATATACCATTTATACGCAAATAGAGATATGTTGTTAACGCCTTACACCGAAGATGCAGTCTCATGATTAACTCGTGAGACTTGACGGAATCTGATTCAGCTTTTAACTTTTTTCTTATGAGAAGTTTAAGGATTCCCATTCCGAATTTTCATTTTCAGTTTCTGTTATCTTCATCTTGTTCCGGCGTTTTTAAAGGGTAGCATATACATGCAAATCCATGTGGTGTTGGTTAACAACGTGTCGCAGATAACCATTTATTGTTATCATTCTGTTACATAAATATTTACCTGTATGGCTTCTTATATTTCTGCTTTATGCATTAGTCTGTTGCTTAACAGGAAGGAATAACACATGGCTCTACGGTTACCTGAAGTAGTTAAGGAAACACGGAAGTGTTCCTTGGCTAAACTTACTGATCGGCTAGATGAAGTTGATCAAGAAACACTAAGTAAATGGCTTGAAAGCAATATCAGCTCTTACCAAATATTTTTGGCCTTAAAAGCCGATGGACACCGTATCGGTAAACAAACCGTATATGAACATAGGATTGGATACTGTATCTGTGGCTCTGAGTGATATGGCGAGCCCTGGTATGGGCAGCCCAAACCCGTCTGGTAAACATCCTAAGATCCCTAAAGGTTGGGAACCTAGAGTTGAATCAGATCCCGTTGCTGGTGGTTATTTAGTTACTAGGCCACGGGAAGTTCAACAAGATGATCCAAGCACTCTTGAGTTGTTTGATCAGTTCAACATGAATCCTGATAAATGGCGTATTACCAATGTAAGACGCTCATCTTGGCAAAAGTTTGATGGCGAATGGCTAGAGTCTTTTAGAGCCACATTTGTCCCTGCGAGCCTTACAGGGGCTATACAAGCCGATGCTGACGAATTAATCAAAATGGTATCTAAGCACAAGCCAGCCAAAAAAGAGGCTTCTGGAGGCTCTGAGAGCGCTTTATTCCCTATTGGTGATACTCAGATAGGTAAAGTTGACGGCGGTGGAACTGAGCAGATTCTTACTAATAGCCTGACCCGAATTGACCAATCCGTTGAACGTCTTAAAGCATGGCGCAAAATGGGTTATGAAATTGGCGAAGTAGTGATTCCATGGCTTGGCGACTGTATTGAAGGTAACCAGTCACAAGGCGGTAACGCAGCAGCAGCCGGGCGAATTGACTTGTCTATTACAGAGCAAGTACGAGTATTGCGACGCTTGATGATGTATCAAGTAAAAGCATTTGCGCCATTGGCACAAAAACTCATTGTCCCAGTAGTACCGGGAAACCACGATGAAGCAGAGCGCCATGGCAACATTACTCGCTCATACACAGACTCATGGGCTATTGAAGCAGGTTCGGCAGTAGCGGATGCTTGTGCTGAAAATCCAGATGCTTATGGTCATGTTTCATTTGTTTTTCCACATTATGACGAACTAACAATCACAATGGAAACAAGTGGCACGATCATTGCTATGGCTCATGGCCATCAATTTGGCAGAGATCCATTTAAGTGGTGGCAAGAACAGTCACATGGACGCCAACCAGTAGGGGAAGCCCATATTTTGATGGCGGGTCACTTGCACCATACTCACATTAAAGACACGGGTAAAGATCGCATCTTTATGCAGGTACCGGCATTAGATGGCGGATCAAATCACTATAGGCATCGCAGAGGTGAAGATTCTAAGCCTGGTTTATTGTCCTTTATAACAAGTAATGGAGATTGGAAAGAGCTGAGCATTCTATGAAGCGGCACATAGTTGTATCTGTTAAAGGCGTAGAAATTGTCAACATTCTTCTTGAAGAAATAGATGATGATCCTGAAGAAGATCAATCAGATCAACCTGGTCCAACAGCAGCAAGTATAGATGCTGGCGCAGGTAGTCAGATAGGGTTTTCTACGCCGTGGTCAGATTTGTATTTTGATGATGAAGATTAGCGTCTCTGTGCTTTGCCCAAATTTTTTTTCTACTGTCATCATCTAGAACAACTGTTAAATCAGACCAACCGCAGTTACAAGATGGGTACTTATTAACCTCAAAAGTATCGTCACTGTTGCGAACAATTGCAATGTTTGATTGATACCTACAAGGACGGTTGCCGTCTTTCTTAGAGGCTTTTTGGCTCTTTCTACCCACCCTGTATGTCTCCTAAATAATGATTTAAATTATTAATTAATCTTTCGTCATTTGGTAATAACTCCAAAGCAATGCGCCCATGCATTAACGCAGACTGCTGATTGCCAGTATGCCATTCTGATAATGCAAGTAAATCATGGGGTAAGTATCCCCAAGCGTCAGCTTCGCATAGGTACTCTAATGGCTTTGTTGTAATTTCAAGGGCTTGCATTGCGTACTTTTTGCAGTTATCCCAATCGCTTTGAGTGTAGTAAGTAAAAGATAAATCAACTAAAGCTTCTCTTCGGCCGGGGGCTTCATTGATTGCCTTTTCAAACCATTGGATTTTTTCTGAAATATCATCGCAGCATTTAGCAATCATTCTCATTGATGCTGCTCTTTCCGGAACCCATAATGCTTTTGGCAGTTCAAGATGGCGCATTAACTCCTTTTTTGCCTCATTTTTTAGGCCATACATGAATAACTCACGACCATAGTAAAAAGAGTTTCTGTCATCATGCGGATCTTCTTCGACAGATAACTCAAGTAAATTTAAGTATTGACCTCTTGATTTAGTGTCATCTGCATGGTGATGTATTTCTAGTCCAATGTGCATCTGGGTTTCAGCTATGCGATCAATTTTAATTACTTCATGAACAGGATGTTTCCATACGTATCCTTTACGGGTATGAATTTTATCACCTTGGTACTGAAGCCCCGGAGTACCATCTTCATTCCAATTCCAAGTGTAGGTATAACGAGGTCTTGTAATGTTTTTATTGTGCGCTTCTTGTAAGTGTTTGCGCCACCCAGGTTGTAATTCTTCATCCATGTCTAAAGCAATGCAATAATCTACATCTAATGGAATTAATGCTAAAGAAGCATTTCTTGCTGTATCAAAGCGCCAAGGGCTAATATTAATTGAAACTACATTAATTCCAAAAGATTTTGCTAGTTTAACGGTTTTATCAGTTGAACCCGTGTCTGCAATTAATAAATAATCTGCTTCTTTGCACGATTCAAACCATTTTTTTACAAACTTTTCTTCGTTAAGAGCTATTGCGTAAACAGCAACTTTCACCGCTAAATTTCGCTTACTACTTGACGAATTATTGGAGGAGTTATTACAGGATGAGTCCATGACCCATCAGAATTACGTATAGATCCAATAGTTACGTATGTGTATGAATCATCTTCTTCGCAAGGATGAGGTTCTACTGAAAGACCTTCTCCAGGATTGTATTCAGAAATACCGTCCCACAAAATAATATTTAAAACTTTATTTTTTGAATCTAGAACTAAATATCTATCAGACATAATAAAATATTTTCCTTTCGATATACATCTCTATGTTTATAATTCTTAACCATACCAGACTTTTACTACAACAACACCTAATCCACCGCCACCTGCACCATAAATTTGTCCACCAGCACCTGATGCAGTTCGACCACCAGGTATTGGCAGGTTATTTCCAAGACTTCCACCTATTGTTGAATATAGAGGGCTTTCTCCGCCACCGCCTCCATATGCAAATACTTCAATGTCTCCCTGCTGATAATGATATGTCGAACCATCTTGCCCTGGTGCTCCACCGTAACTAGTAGCACCAGAATTGCCGTCAAAAAACCCACCATAACCATCTGTATAACCATCTTGTCCACCGCCGCCACCATTGTATTTTCCATATCCACCATCTAAATTAGTGCTGGAACCCGCTTTTAATGTGCCGAATATAGATGAAGAATCAGAGGCTACAGTTACACTTACAGTACTTCCCAACAAAGATGCATCAAAAAATGCAGAAGTTAATGCTCCACCACCCATACTTATTCCAGTGCCAATTGCTGTTACATGAACAATTTTTGCTTGACTAGGTTTAGTCCAAGTACCAGAACCAGTAAATACTTCTACTGAAACTCCATTAAAATTTTGCCAATCAATTAGATTCCAAGAGTTAGAACTTGAAATGTATTCCCAAGTTACATTACCAATTGTGTATTGCTCTCCGTTATCAGGACTTACTGGAAAAGGCATCTAAATCACCCATACCAAACTGTTATAGCAACTAATCCGCCGCCACCAGCACCACCAGCACCACCTGCGCCAGAAGCACCACCAGTCGAACCTTCTCCACCACCGCCACCGCCACCGCCTGGAAGCCCACCAGCGCCACCAACAGAAGGAGTAGTTGTCGAAGAAGCAGCACCAGCGCCACCCCCGGCTGGAGCATTGTAAGAAGTATTACTGCTGCCTGCTTGACTTGCAGTAGTTGCTGCAGTTAGAGAAGTGCAAGCAGATATACCAGCACCAAGCATGTTATTAATAAACGAATATCCACCATTTCCACCTGCACCCCCTCCTGCATAAATGCTAGTAGCAGATGGAGTAGACGAATCTACATTTGAATTACCAATCCACATACCACTTCCACCTACACCCCCTCCGCTACTAACACCATTTGCTCCAGTTCGCCCAGCACCGCCACCTTTTGCTACAAGAAAAGTACCAAAAGAGGAGTCTCCGCCAGCGCCACCAGCATTGCCAGATAAAGCAGTAGTACCTGTTGCAGTTACAGTACCTCCAGTACCACCACTACCTACGGTATAAGAAATTACAGTGCCAGCTCCTCCAAGTTCAAAAGCAGAAAACATTCTTTCGGAGAATCCCCCTCCTCCGCCGCCGCCGCCGCCACCGTTATTAGCAACATTTCGAGCGCCACCACCGCCACCGCCACCTGCACCAATTACTACAACATTTAACACTTTTGCTCCATTAGGGATCGTAAAAGAACCAGAAGATGTGTAGTAGTTAAATGTAGGAGCAGTGTTTTCTGTGTGAGTCGTTACTGTCCAAGTATTATAAACAGAAGAATACGTATACAAAACATTGTCTTGTAAAGCAGTTTGTCCATTTGTTGGATTAGAAGGAAGAGCCATAAATATCACTCATACCAAATTGTGATAAAAACGCAACCTTGAGCGCCAGCACCGCCAGCACCTGAGCCAGTACCACTAACTCTAAGTCCACCACCGCCACCGCCGCCTCCGCCATAAAGACCACCACTACCTCCAGGGTATCCTGTCGTAGAGGCAGAACCAGAGCCTCCACCACCTCCACCACCAGGAAGAGATTTACCAGTAGTTCCACCGTTAGAGCCACCACTACCTAGTGTAGCATTTCCCGTTGCTGCTACACCGTAAGCGATACAACCACCACCAGCACCACCAGTACCCTGTCCAGTTCCAGTGCTTGAGCCACCTCCACCCCCACCAGAGCCAGCAGCACCACCTGCAGATGCAGAGTTTACACCACCGCCACTACTCCCCTCACCACTGTCGCTAGAAGGGTACATACCTGGAGTTGCATATGTAAAATTAGAACCTGAATAATATCCAAAGTCACACCCTGCACCTCCATAGGCTAATAATGTTCCTAAGTTGCTAGATGTTCCAAGTTTTACAGAACTGGTTCCACCAGCACTTCCAGCATTTCCATAACTGACGACACTAGTTCTTGATGCTCCTCCAGAACCGCCAGCACCAACAGTGATTACAGCAGTTGCGTTATACCCAGCAATAAGATTGTAAGTTGCTTCGCTCATCTGTCCACCAGCACCGCCACCGCCGCCGATAGATTGCGTACCAGTTTGATAGGCACCACCAGCACCGCCACCGCCACCGCCAATGCAAACAATATGCATTACGCGAGCGCCAGTTGGAATAGTCCAAGAAGAAACAGATGATGTAAAAAGATGAGTTGTTGGAGCCTTTTTTGGCACAGATGTGTCAATAGTCCAGTTTTGTAAAGCTGAGTTATAAACATATTGGGTTGATCCAACAATGTATGTTTGACCATTAGTAGGCGAAACAGGAAAATTAGTTGGCATAATTTATCTTATCATCCTGTTTGATCATCAGAAATTTTCCAATCGTCTACCATGCCACCGCAAGGTCCACACATAAAAGTAGTTTCTTCTGGTCCTTGACCACGAACGGTTACATTATTCCAATCACAACCATCCGTGTGACAAGTGATTTCATACCAAACTAATTTATCCATTATTGAGTCGCTATCCATGAGAAGGGTACCGCTGCAGCACCATTATTTCCATTATTTCCATATACCGTAAAGGTTGTTGCGCCAATGTTTCCTACAAAAATGTGGGTGTTTGTTGTTGATGAATAAGTATTTGAACGAATACTTACTACAACGCTTGACGGTGTTGTACCAAGACCGTGAGTAACAGTTTGGTTAGAACCCGATGTTGTAGTTCCTTGCCCACCAATAACAGTCCTAATTGTTAAACCAGAAGAATTATATGTTGCATACGTAGCACTATTGGCACTACTGGCACTTCCAGCACTAGTGGCAAAACCATTTAAATTTCCATTAAATGTTCCTGCCGTTACACTTCCTGTATCTGATAATTGAAAAATAACAGCATTGTAAGCACTATTAACAACTTCAAGTGTACCAGCGTTGGTTGTTCTAATGTATTTACTTGGATTAGTAGCACCAGCCGTTGTATTAGTTAATGTTAGAAATCCAGCATATCCAGTCCCTCCATAATCATTAGATGAAGTAATGTTTACTTGACTAGAGCCAGTGCCGTTTACGTTTAAAGTACTAGCCGTTACGGTTCCAGTAAATGTTGGATTAGCAGTGGGTGCTATGCCAGTTACCACACCTGTCAAGCCATTTACTGATGTAACTCCACCAGCGGCTCCAGTAGGACCCGTGGGACCTGTGACTGTTGACGCAGCACCCGTTGGACCTGTAGGACCGGTAGGGCCTGTGACTGTTGAAGCTGCTCCAGTTGGTCCAGTAGGTCCAGTAACTGTTGATGCTGCTCCAGTTGGACCAGTTGGGCCTGTTACTGTTGAGGCCGCTCCCGTAGGGCCTGTAGGACCCGTAACCGTACTGGCAGCTCCTGTAGGTCCAGTAGGACCCGTAGGACCGGTAGATCCTACGTTGCCAGCACTGCTTATTGTCCATGCTGCAAAAGTTCCTGATCCACCAATGGCATCTACAGTCATCACCATAGAAGTTCCTGTTACGGTAACAATGCCTTCCATGTAGTTTGCAGGCGTTGTTGTATTTGCTGCCCTTACTCTCATTCCAGTTACAAAAGCGCTATTTGCTGTAATCGTAAATGTTCTAGAAACTGAATTAGCAATAGTTAAAGAAGTTGATGAAGTTACACCTGAATATCCAGAACCGGTTGCTCCTGTAGGGCCTGTGACTGTTGAAGCTGCTCCTGTCGGCCCCGTTGGACCGGTAACAGTTGAGGCTGCGCCAGTTGGGCCTGTAGCTCCTGTAGGTCCAGCTACAGTTGATACTGCACCCGTAGGTCCCGTTGCTCCAATTGGGGATGATCCAATTTCAACCCAATATGTTCCGTCATACACATAAGTCTTGCCGTTGTCAGAGTTATACCACATACTTCCCGTTGTAGGAGATGCTGGTGGGGTAGCACTAGTAACAGATGTAAGCCCTGTAGGCCCAGTCGGTCCCGTTACTGTTGAAGATGCACCCGTCGGACCCGTCGGACCTGTTACGGTTGATGCAGCGCCTGTTGCTCCAGTTGCTCCAGTTGGACCTGTTGCTCCAGTAGGTCCAGTAACTGTTGATGCTAATCCAGTTGCTCCAGTAGGTCCTGTAGGACCTATGTTTCCTGCTGCGCTTATTGTCCAGGCAGCAAAAGTACCAGACCCACCTGTTGCATCTGAAGTCATTGTCATTGTCGTGCCAGAAACTGTAACAATGCCTTCCATATAATTTGCTGGAGTAGTTGTGTTTGCTGCCCTAACTCGTTGACCTGTTGTAAATGCACTACCAGCAGTTATAGTAAAAACTTTTGATCCGGTTCCAATTAATAAAGAAGTTGTAGATGTTACCCCAAAATATCCAGCACCAGTTGGACCTGTTACGGTTGATGCAGCGCCTGTTGGACCCGTAGGTCCTGTAACCGTACTGGCTGCGCCAGTTGGGCCCGTAGGTCCCGTAACCGTTGAGGCTGCGCCAGTTGGGCCTGTTGGACCTGTTGGACCTATTACTGTACTTGCTGCACCCGTAGGTCCAGTAACACCTTGAATTCCTTGTGGACCCGTAGGTCCCGTTGGTCCAGTGGCACCAGTCGGTCCAAGTTGAGTGTACATAACTTGAGTGGCAGTAACAATCATCGAAGCAACTGCTGGAGATGCAGGTGAAGTAGTTGCTGTTTGTGCTTCTAAAGTATTGGCCGCATCATTGCTCATCCAAACAAA